TGTACCCTTATTATTCTTAAGGACAACTAAGTCTTCGAATTCATAATGCCATATTGGGAAATATACTGTAGCAGCTCCACCACGAACACCACCTTGTGAACAGGATTTTACTGCCGCTTTAAAGTATTTTAAGAATGGAATAACACCGGTGTGTGCAATAGAACCATCACCAATATGTGAACCTACAGCTCTGATCTTACCAGCATTAATACCCAATCCAGCCTTCTTTGAAATATATTGTACAATTGTAGATGCTGCAGCATTAATAGAATCTAATGAGTCATCAGTTTCTAATACAACGCATGAAGAGAATTGTCTTGTAGGTGTACGTACACCAGCCATAATAGGGGTTGGAAGCGAGATATAGAACTGTGAGATAGCATTATAAAAAGCTTTAACATAATACATACGTCTACCATTATAGCCAGCAAATAGCGTCATGGCAATCATCATATACAGCATTTGAGGGGTTTCGTATATAACTCCGGTGTTTCTATTTTGGACTAAATACTTACCCCTAAATTGTTCCATACCAACATAAGTAAATGTGTCATCTCTTTCGTGCTTAATAACTTCATCGGTCATATACTTGAATTCTTCTGAAGTATAATGATTTAGAATATCAGCATCATATACACCTAACTCAATGTTCTTCTTAATATGGGAATACACCGTTACTGGTTCAAATTGGCCATATACATCTTTACGTAGTTTATAGTTAACTAATCTAGCAGCAACAAACTGATAGTTAGGACTATGTTCTGAAATAAGATCTGCGGCTGACTTAATAAGCAATTCATGAATATTAGATGACTTCATTGAGTCATACAATTGTACATTAGCCTTTAATTCGATTTCTGATTGTGACACGCCCGTAATGTCTTTACAAGCCCATTCTAATACACGGTGAATCTTTGATAATTGAAACGGTTCAACGGAACCATCACGTTTTTTGATTAATATGTTACTCATCCAATTTCCTTCATAAATATAAATACTATAAGTATATTATATCATAGTTTAACGCAAAAGTACAATTTATATATAGATATTTTCTTTTGTGTTGTATATAGGAACGCCACCAAAATGTCCGATTGGATCTGTTGATTCTACTGTTACAATTTGTCCTGATTCAAGCATATGAGGACCTAATTCAATACTTTCCACTAAATCATTGGGTGTTGTATCATATCCGATTTCCTCTAATGCATTTAAGATAGCTTCTTCTGACATGCCAGTTTCTTCTCTCAATAGAAACAAAGCTGCAGCGTATGAAGCAATTTTTGATTTGCCCATTGGGACTTTTTCTAAGATTCGTTTAATATTAAATACTAATCTATGGAATGTAGTATAAGAATCTTTCGCAGCCGATGATTTTAAATCTTTAGATTTAATTAGATTCTTTCCATTCTCATCAATAATACCGTGCTCAAAAGCTTCCATATCTTTCCATGGAGTCACTAATGTTTTTAGAAACCTAAACGTATAATATAAATCTGCTGCTCTTGATAATCCCACTTAAATTTTCCTTAATACGTTAATGATATCTGAATCTAATGCTATTCCAACATAATGATCTTCTGGTAAATAATGTAAATATACCAGAAATGTTTTTACTATACTCTTTAAGTGACCATCAGTATTAAGCATGATCATGTCTGCGGCTACCGGTGGACCTAATACATTACCAAGTACTACCATATGATTTAATATCAATCTTTCTTTTAAATCATCATCTCTATAAAAACGATTAATCAATCGATTAATATATTTGAACCTACACATATCAGAATTAAATTCTTCGGTTGTAGCCCATTTATTTTTCTGATAATGCTTAGATGCAAACAGATCAAAGTTTTCTTTGCTCAATTCTAACATAATATAAAATCCTTATTAAAGGTTTAGAAAGTTCTTTAACTGCTCCACTAAACTAGATTTCTTTTCTCTACGATCTAATTCAATACCTTTTGTTCTACCGAATTCTTCTAGTTCTTTCTTAGATGCCTTCTTCATATCAAATTCTAAATTCTTATTAGGTTTATCATTTAGCTCAACCCATCGTTGTCCTGTTTCCCAGAATTCCTCTTTAGTTGCTTTTCTTCTTGCCATCACTCACTCCTTGCATATGTCTGAAATCCAGACGTTTTTAAGTTCATCTCCAACCAACAATTCTACGTGGTTGGTACATAATTTATTTATAACTCCACTCTCACGAGTTTCTGCTATAATTACTTTATCACCTTCATTAAATAATTCACCAGAAATATACTTCTCTCTAATATATGATAATGGTTTCATCTTAACATCTTTTCTGAAGCAGTGCGACTCTTTAAGACCTAATCCTGCCCTAACAGCATTCATCAGTTCTTTCGCTCCTTTAAATCCTTTTGGCATACCTTTTGTGAAGGTAACTAGATCATTATCTTTAGCGGCTGCTCTTAATTTAGAAGCAGACATACCCGATACACCTTCATCGTCCGGGTCTCTCTCACCTGCACTTACGATCTTTATTCCACCTTCAAAATCATATAAACCATGTCTTGATTTTACGCCATTGTACTTATTAAGTACTTTATCAAATTCCTTAACTCTGTCTGAACCAACTACGACCACTGCGTGTTTAAATCCATCATTGTATGCAATTACTAATGCGTCGAAAAATGTACGCACCTTCTTATCTAATATAATATGACGTGCATGTTTAGGAAACATCTTACGCATAAATTTAATTTTATCTATATATGATAAAGGATCTTTCTTTGAATTTTGAGTTTGTGATACATATACTCGGTGTGTACCAATCGCTGACTTCATTGAAGCATTAAGTAGCTTCTCGTGCCCTGAGGTTGGTGGATTAAATCTACCAAAATTAAGGATTACTGTTTCACCAGCAGCCTCTTTAAGATAGTGCTCCTTAAACCGATTCAAATGCATTACTTGCCCTTATTAGCTCTAACTCTGTCTCTATTAGCTCTTTTAACTTTAGGCATAATTTTCTTAGCCAATTTAGCAATTGCAGATTTCTTCTTATCAAGTTTCTTTTCAAGACTTCTCTTACCCGACATACCCATATCTTTTTTGTCTTTACCTTTAACAAGTTTTTTGGCAATAATATCTCTAGCCTTTTTCATAGCCATCTTCTTAAGCTTTTCAGGATTAGCTGCTCGTTTTCTAGCTTTCTTTTGGCCAATCTTAATTTTAGCTTTATTCTTTTTCATAGACATCTTTCTAGCCATTCTTTGTTTTGCGTCTAATGCCTCATCGACTTCTAGTTCTTTGTTATCCTCTTGCATCTGATTCCCATCCTTTGATTATGTTCTTTGAAAAATTGTTATGACTAAACTCCATTCGATCTACAATCTTCACAGCGCCATTCGTTAAATGATCAATAGCAACGAAACCTTCAGCTCCTGTTACTTTAAAGCCATTTTTAGTCTTTACAAATGTATTTATACTATCTACCTTATTCAGGTGTACTATTAACTTACGCTTAGCATTCACTAATTCGTTCTGCATATCAAACATAAGTTTTAAATTCTTTTTATTAGATCCAGAGAAAAACTCTAATGCTGCAATCTTCTTAGCATTCTTACGAGCCTTTCCTTTATCAGTCTTTAGCTTATCTATCTCTTTATCATAACGTGCATGTATCCAATCTATGAGCTCTTGTACGTACTTACTTGTGTTACTTATTTCGACCTGAGCTCGCACTTTCGTGTTTCGAAAAGTATTAATGAAGAGGTTAATTTCTTTAGATGTTGACACGTCTTTGAGAACATCTGATTTAATTTTGTTAAAGATTTTACCTGCATTGGAGATGTGTTTAGTAATTTCATCTGTTTCCTTTTTAGTTAATGTAGCAACTCCTGACATATCCGGTAAGTCAGCACTCTTTTGCCATACGGTTTTAGTTTTCTTGAATTCACTTAACTTAACACCAAATGAGGCATTCATATTTTCAAATGAAGTTCCCGTATACTTAGTATGCCATACAACACCAATCTTAGCAGCTAATACTTCTTTAGCGTCTTTTACTGGTATAGCATATACAATTGTATTAGGATGGAATGTAATATACTTCACTCCATCAATGGTTTCTTTCTTTAGGTCTGACTTGGTGAACATAATATCGCCTTGATATACACCTTTCTTAATGCCTACCTTCTTTAACTCATCGAATGCCACCACAAGCTTAGCGCTAAGATCACCGGAAGTATCGGCAATAATATCAGCATGAGACTTATACACTTTAGGGTTTTTATTAAAGATTCCTTTTTTAGCAACGAAAAACTCCCCGTCTTCAGGATCAATACCAGCGAATACGGCTGGCGCACCATCCCACTTGACTGTTACTGCTTTAGTGTCATTAGAGTGCCCACCAAGCATATCTCTCAAATCACGAAGCGCGTTAATAGCAGCACGAGTACCGTCAACTCCACCATCAATAACCATATCTTCGATATGGGTCATATGTGTGTTTTTTGCTTCTTCTATATAATCTCTTAAATTCATTTTAATCTGTTCTGTAATAGTTCCATAGTACTTTATGCATACAATCTAATTGTTCTAACCCTTCTCGTATACCAAACTCTGCTGATACTCCAGCAGTAGCTAATTCATGTATTAAGTCTTGTCGATAAAATTCAATTGTATCGAATGTCAATCTAAGTTCCAGCATTGTTGGGTTAAATTCACTCTCCCAATCAGCCGGCCAAAGCTCGTAATATTTATATTCTCGCTCTTTTACCTTGAATTGGATTAGTTGGCCCATACTCTTAGTTGTATCTTGTTTTCCTATCTAGTACTTTTTGTAATTCTTTTTTAGATATATGAGAAAAGTCTGCAATTATCCTCAATACCTTATCATCTGAATAATCAGGATACCTTTTCTTCATCCTATGTATTGCTTTAATAGCACCCTTATACTTGTCTTTGTGCATTACTCGGTTAAGTGCATGTTTCCATTTCTTAGGCAGGAGGTCTTTCAACCTCATTTCCGTGCTTTCTTCTATGTATTGTATAAAGGATTTCATTAGCTATTTAGAGCTTAATGCCAGCGGCTTTAATTAATGTTTTAAAGTCCTTACGATTCATTCCACTTTTAACTAAGGTCTTATCATCCTTAACCCAATCGCCATCATCAAAGTAAAATGTAGCTTTACCGCCAGAAGCAATACCAACTAATTCACCAAAAGTAGCAGAGTTATTGCTAGTTGGCCCTGGAACATCTCTAGTTAACCTGGTACCTGGCGGTAAATTACTTTTAAGAGTATCTCTCATCATCATATTCATGGTGATAGAACCTTGATACGGTTTACTCCATTGTATAATTTTTAATACTTCAATGGCAGTTTCCTTACTCATTGCTTTTGCTTCTGTTATGTGTGTTTTTAATGATTTCATTATTTTCCTTTTGTCATTGCATCCAATATAAATTTGGCATCATCTAAATTGTCTAATGTATATTTAGATTTACCTTTAGCCTTTAGTTTTGCGATACATCTAATTGATGAACTTCTTTGGGTCGGGTAAGCTTTAGTACCACTACCACCAGATCTAGTTAATCTTATATAAATGTCGATGTCCGCTTTAAGTTGTGGGATAGGTAAATTCAATGGATTCTTCTTCATATAGAATAAGCCAATGCCGCCAATTTGAATATAATAACACTTCTTCTTGGCATACCAATCGTGAATAAATTTAGTATTATAGTTAACGATCGTGTTAATAGGTTTTAACATACCCTCTTTCTGTAATACACCCCATGCTTCTTTAGTAGTCTTAAACGGAACTTCATAATCACCATTAGAAGCATGTAACTCCTTAGGCTCTTCTTGTTTCATACGTTTAATAAACTTTCTAATATCTTTTTCTTTAGATTTGACAGCCTTAATGATCATCTCTTGAACATCCATTTCTAATGCAGCACCTGCCTTTGAGAATGAATATTCATCTTTACCTTTATTAATCTTTACTGAAGGACCACCCATTTGAGCGTTCTTATTCATTTTGATTTCAATAGGTACTTCTTGCTTTGGTGGAACAACAACTGTCATATACATATCAACAACAGAATTATCATAACCACCACCATCATCTGGCTTAAGTTTGTGTGTCTTTTTTAAATTTAATTCTTTATCCTTAAGAGCTTTTTCTACTGTAGATCTTACCTTATCTTCGTAATCTAATCCACCTTGACCTATACCTTCAAGGAATAATTTTAATGATTTCATTAGTTCTCCATCCAGTTTTTTACTGCAGGATTCTTAGGTAGTTGTTTAGCCCACATCATTAGTTTAGTATACACCTTTGATGATTGAGCTCCTGATACCTCATAGTTAGAGTTATCAATAATAAACAGTCTAGGTCCAAATATCTTTTTAAATGTCTTTAAGTTAGACTGTACTTGTTTCCACATCTTAGTTACTGCTGCAGGTTTAAGACTTCTTTCTCTATTTTCGTTTCTTTCTAATGCAGTTTCAAGATCAGTGTTAACAAATACCATAGCACATTCATAACCTAATAGCTCTAAGTTTTTAACTTTTTTTCCAATCTTAGTTGAATCTTTACCGGTACCATCAATAACCATACCAAGTCTGCCTTCGATAGCATGGCCATGTTTACTCATTGTAGTTTTCTTTGATAATCCTCTTACGATATTACGAGGATATTCTTCATTATCCGGCATCTTTAAAGATAAAAGAGACTTTTTCAAGCCAACTTCAAATGCTTTATCTGAATTAATTTCAGTGAAACCCATTGATCGTAAACCTAGAGTCGATGCTATATATGATTTACCTGAGCCTGGACCACCTGCCATAAAAATAGCATGGAATATTGCTGGATCATTTCTACCTTCATCTATAAATGACTTAAACCGTAACATATGATCCTTTTTAAAATAGTAATACTATTATTTATATGTTTTCGATAATTGAGTCTAAATCTTTTATATCTGAATACTGTTTAAGTTTTTCTAATTTAATTGGAATACGTTTCATGACTTGATCGTCATTAATGTAATTATGGTGTGATAATATTAACATTAGGGCAATAACATCACCCAATTCTTCTTCTAATCGTCTAATATTACCAGGATCGTACATACCAAACCGCTGCAGTTTGGCTACTGCTTGTGAAACCTCAGCACATTCTTCGGCTAAGATTATAAGGGATTCATTCACTTGGTTTTTTGCCTAAAACAAAATCCTTTCTTTCGAATGCNGTAATACTATTATTTATATGTTTTCGATAATTGAGTCTAAATCTTTTATATCTGAATACTGTTTAAGTTTTTCTAATTTAATTGGAATACGTTTCATGACTTGATCGTCATTAATGTAATTATGGTGTGATAATATTAACATTAGGGCAATAACATCACCCAATTCTTCTTCTAATCGTCTAATATTACCAGGATCGTACATACCAAACCGCTGCAGTTTGGCTACTGCTTGTGAAACCTCAGCACATTCTTCAGCTAAGATTATAAGGGATTCATTCACTTGGTTTTTTGCCTAAAACAAAATCCTTTCTTTCGAATGCATCATCTAATACACTACGTAAAATTTTACCAGCAGCAATATTAAAATCATCTGTCCCATGGGGATCTTCAATATTTTGGTAATCTTCTATTTCATAATCAAAATTAATCGATTCAGTATCTGGATCTAATTTAATACGTTCGTATTTGTATACAACGCCATGAAATTTACCGCCGGTGAGTCTAATATACCATGAATCCTGATCTAAGTCTTTTTCAACAAAACTCCATTTATCGAATAATGCTTCCATTAATACCACTCCGCCACCATACTTCCATCAGGTTCTATAAAAACTCGTAAAACCTCTTCTGCAACATTATTAGTTGCACATCCAGATAAAAATAACATTGCAATTGTTGTTAACAATAATTTTTTCATTCATATTCCTTTTTAATCATACTATCTATAATTGCTCCAGCTATAACAAACGGCATGAGTATTAATAAAAAACCAAAACCTATAATTCCCGTCATTGCTATTAGAGTAACAAGAGCAAATATCGATAATATATCTGTTATATAATCGCGGGTTAATAATCTCACTTCTTGCAACGAGGACTATTTGGTTTACGTTTACAACGGTACGATCCATGGCTGTATCTTTTCTTATTAATCTTTCTACCGTTTTGATCTTTCTTTAGTTTTACATATGGTACACTACTTTTACTCATAACTTTAATTCTCCTAAATTGATTTCTTTTTCAGCGCTGGTGGCTTCTCTTAACACCGCCCTCATTTGGTTTTTCAATGTAAAATAAGAAGCTTTATAACGTTCTGCACGTACTTTCTCATTTTTCAATTGAACCCTTAGGTTTTTTTCATTACAAAATAATGAATTAAACCAATCTTTTATTTGTTTAAACATCTTTTTCCTCATAAATCATACATGGTATACCAACTTCTTCAAACATTTTCATGGCCTCCTTGCATGATTCTTCCCATTTTATATTAGAGTTACTAGGTTTTAAAACAACAACTTTCCTAATACCGACCTGTATTACACCCTTTGCGCACTCAGCACAAACAGGTAATCCATAACAATATAACGTTGATTTATCTAATGATACACCATTAAAAGTAGCATTATATATTGCATTCATTTCAGCATGAACTGTATACTTATATTTTGCTTCTTTNGTTTTGAACCTNGAGGATCGATCAATAATTCCTCGAGGAAACCCATTATAACCTTGNGTTAAAACTTGACCTTTATCCCCTACGACAACACAACCTACTTNTGTCGATGGATCTTTACTCCAAGTTGAAACTTCCTTTGCTAACGCTAAATAGCGATCAGCCCACTTTTTGCTGCATATCATAATTATATTATATCATAGTTTAAGTTAAAAGTACATCTTTTTATACATTAAATCCTTCAAATGTATTAGTATNGTGTGGTGTAGGTGAATAACCNGTNTTNANNGTTTGGGCTGAGTCTTCAACATCATATAGTCTCATCTTAGCCCGATCAATACCAAGCACAAATTTCTTCGTTTTACCAGTAGGATCATTGTATCTATTCTTCAATTGTTTAACCATAATTTGATTCATGTTATCTAATTCTTCAGTAGATATCAATGCAAACATTAAATCGGCTGTGGCTGGTAAACCAAATGATTCAGACGTATCTTCTAGACCGACATCACTATTACCAAAGCCTCCACGTGTTGTTTGTGTTGCAGTTAACACCGGTACATTATTTTCTACGGCCAATCCTCTTAGCTCTTCAGCGATTGCTTTCACGTATGTGTAACTATTAATAGATCCACCCATTGCTTTCATTCTTGAAGAGGCACAGATATTTAAATAATCAATGCAAATTAAATCTGGTTTAAAATCTTTCTTAAGTTTTAGTTCATTTAATAAAGCTCTAAAGTGTGATGAATTAGCTGCACCTGTTGGATATTCTTTAACAATCAATTTGCCTACACCTTTATCAGTGATCTTATGTATTTTCTTAAAGAACATATCAGCATCTAAATTTGCTAATTGATCAATAGGCACATTCATTAAGTTAGCATCGATACGTTCAGCAATCCTCTCTTCACTCATTTCCATTGTAATATACAATACATTCTTCATTTGAGTAAGAGCTCCAGCTGCAACATGACACATGAATAATGACTTACCAACACCAGTTCCAGCAAGGGCTACATTAAGAGACTTGTTAACTAAACCACCTTTAGTAATCTTATTAAACATCTCTAAGTCAAATGGTAAATGCTCTTCTTTTCTGTGATAGAATTCAAATCGATCACCTGAATTATCAATATAATCATGGCCTACATTAGTATCAAAGTTAACTGATAATGCATCAGATAATAATTCCGGAAGGGCATTCTTACTAAGTGATTCATGTTTACCATCAATGATATCAATACTTTCCATGATAGCTAAGTATATAGATCTGTCTTGGCACCATTTCTCAGTTTGATTCAGTAACCATTTTTGATTAGTATCTTTAGCTACTACATCTAACTCATCTACTAATGAAAATACTTCACCTACTAAATCTCTAGGTATACCTTCATGCTTTTGCAGTTCAATGTTTAGAGCTTCGCCATTAGGAAGCTTACCGTAAGTATTAACAAACCCAATAATTTGATCAAATAAAATCTTATGAACAGGATCAAAGTACTTCTGTTTAAGGTGTGGTATAACTTGTCTTGTAAATTCTTCGTCTTGTACTAAATTTTTTAATATAAGAGTCTCAAGATTCACTTTTAATCATCTCAACATGACCGACTTCGTATTTCTTTTTCAAGAATGCTTTAAAGTCTGTTGTTTCAAATACTACATCCCAAAATTCTTTTTTAAGGGTATCTTTTTCACGGCATTTCTTTTCTTCGACTTCACCAGTAGATTTATCTACACGTGAATACCAACCATTTGAAGGTTTAATAACATATCCACCTTCCATGGCAGCACCTAATAAACCTGAATAAGTCTCAATACCACCTTCCCATGTTACTGAAATTGGAATCTTAGACTTCTCACGAACAAATCTAGACTTCTCTACATTGATAATAAAGTTATATCCTAGGATTTCCATACCTTTCTTCTCTTGCTGTCTACCAATGATCCAAATGTTATCGGCTGAATAGTAGATACCAGTACCGCCAGATACAACAGCTTTAGGGAATAACCCAATTTCTTGGTATGTATGATTAACGGCAAGAAGAGGAATGTCTCTTAACGTGAGATATGGTGTACACATTCTGAACAAACCTTTAAGAGCTTTTGCTCTACTCATATCTGCTACACTCTTCTCATTCTTAGCATCTTCCAATTCTTTCTTTGATGCAAGATTACCAATAGAGTCAATCATAATGATTACCTTATCTTCACGTTCAATGTTCTCGAGTTGATTTACAATATCAAACTTCAACTCTTCTACATTTGTGATGGGTGTATGTAATACTCTAGATGCATTAATTCCAAAGCTCTCAAAATATTGTTGCGGGGAGCCGAATTCTGAATCGTAAAACAGCAAGACGGCATCTTCATACTTGTCAAGGTATGCGGCGGCCATTAGCAGGCCAAACGAAGTCTTAAAATGCTTCGATGGTCCTGCTAATACTGTTAAACCAGAACTTAGTCCACCGTCTGGATCGCCAGACAATGCAACGTTAATCATTGGTACCGGGGTGGTTACCAAATCTTTGTTAGAGAATAGTTTAGACTTTGAGAGAATCGATGTCTCCTTGATTCTACTATTCTTCTTTAATTTATCCATTATACCCATTTACATCTCCTTTCTTAATTTTATATAGTATATTATATCACAGTTTTAGTCGTTTGTACATACCATATCTTTATATTTTTCTACATTAATTCCAGCTTCTTTAAGTATAGTATCATCGCTTGGATGATGTG